ATCTCTACCAGTACCATCAACGACCATACCTAATCTTCCTTTGATTGATAAGTCCATCATTGAACCAGTTGTTGCTTTTGCTCTTGCTCTTACAATATCTCTAGCTTCTGCCTCATCTTCAGGCATTTTTAGAGATAAATTATTTTTCTTTAATGCTACTTCAAAGGCAGTATCGGAGTTTATCATTCTTAAACCTGTACCACCAAATGAACCTCTTGTTACAAATGTTTTACCTGAACCTGGACCACCTGCAAGGAAAAATGCCTTGAATATATTAGGGTCATAAAGACCTTCTTCCAAGTATCTTAAATCTTCGTAATTCTTCATTAGTTCCAACCTTTAGGCATTGTAAAATTCTGCCTACTAAATTCTAGTCTATCAACTAGTTTAATTGCACCTGCAACTTTATCAACTGCAACATAACCCTCTGGTGCTGTAACTCTGTAACCTCTACCAGTTCTTATAAAGTTACCTATACTTTGTATTTGACTCATTTTTTGTAACAAAGTATTCTTACAAGTACCCAAAGTAATATGACTTGCAATTGCAAAGTACAATGCTGTTTTATTTCTATCTATAAACCTTAAACCCTCTGCTTTCGCTTTGATATAAGGTGCTTTACCTTTTTCTGTTTTTCTACTATCTATTTCTGATTGTAAAATATTCTCATAATAATCTCTAAATTGTCTTTGCATGGTATTGACTTTCTCCATACCACTATTAGAATTTTTTATGTAATAGTTGAAGTAAGATTTAAGTCTATAACCAATTGACAATGGGTCGTTAGATGTTGTACTCATTAAATCTAAAACAGGTCCTGCTTTTCTTAATGAGCCCTCTGCCATTCTGATTTGTGCGTCAAAAGTTTTTAGTTCGCTAGCAGTAAATGTAGAGGCACCTGAAGTATCTTGATAACTTGCACTTGCTAAAAATACATTTCTACCACTTGAACCTTTTACGGTACCAAAACTAGCAGATAAACTATCCATTTTTTTACCAGTATATTGAGTATGAAATACTATACCCATTTTTGCTTTTAAAATTCTTCTACCTAAATCACTCTTAATAGGTACTGCATATGTAATAGTGTTTGGTGTAAATGATACCATTTTTTCACCATCAATATTAATTGATTTTAGGTCATCTGTATATAACAAATCACCTTGTAATATACCTTTAATATTTAATCTTGATAATTGAGCAAGGCAAACGGTTAGTTTTCTTGCAACTTCACCACCATGATTTCTACGAATATCAGCAGTTGTATAATTTATTTTGGGAGTTACATTAAATACTGATTTAGTACCGACAAAGAATTTGCCGTTTTCTGGATTGATACCACAAATAATAGCAGGCGCACCGTCCCACTTTACGGTAATATTAGTTTTAGAACCACTATTACCAGCAAGCATATTTCTTACTGATTTAAGAAAATTAACAGCGTTATCACCACCTTTAGAACCTCTATTAATTATATCGTCTTCTAAATGTTCTAGGTGTGTGTTTTTGTCCTGTGTCTGAAACCCTTTAAAATTAAACATTTCTCTCTTTCCAATTGTCCCATTATACCAAATAATACCATGAATGTCAAGCTCTCAATGTAACTATTTATATAATTATTTGTCCAAACCATTATATTTTACTGCGAGGTTAAAGAATTGACCTAGTTTGTGTTGTACACCAACCTTATTAGACCTTGCTGACATATTCATCTTACCAATCTCTTCTCTACCCTCATAAATGCATAGTTGAAAATTTTGTTTAGATGTTTTAGAAGTCTTTGCTATTACATTGGTTGCTCTTGCCAATAGTACATTTAATTGATTAGAGTCTTTTACTTCTTGATATGTCTGACCTACAGCCTTAATTATGATAACAGGTACATCTGATTGTTTTAAAATATTCTGTCTGCAAAATTTAATAAACTTTTTTAAGTCTTTAGCCATTACAAAACCAAGATAGTTTCTAATAATAGCCAAGTTTGCGTCATAATACTCTTCATACTTTTTAGGGTAATTTTTCTCAAATTGTTCTAATACTGCAAGAGTTTGACCTCTTTGTGCTGTATCATAATCTTGTTTAGGTATACCAGGTATTTTTGAATATGTTTCTTTATATAAAATATCCTTTAATCTTCTAACGGAAGTATTTGCCTGTGCCTCAAACATATTGATTACCACATTAACATATGTATTTAATAATGGTTCTTTTGAAGAGGCTGAGCCTGCTTTCAAACTAACACCTAATAGTTTCTTTGGTGTAAACTCAATAACAATATCTGCTGGAGAGTTTGGTGGTACTCCTGCTGGTTTTGCTCTATAGGTCCAATATACCTTTTTGACTCTTTGAGTTCTTTTTACATCTATCAAATATTTGTAAATACCAATAGCATTGTCCATTTTTTCTTTAAACAATGAGCTATCAGGCATTTTTTCAATAAAATCTCTACCTGCTTTTTCATCTTGCGTTGTTACATAACAAATTTGACCTTTAGGTAAATTCAATATTTTTTGATATATTTTGTTTATGTCTTTGATATTAATGTTATTAAGAAACATTAAACAAGGTATTAACTCTGTAATGGTAGAATTCAAGGTGGTTTCTGTCATTCCACCTGACTTTGGTTTATAAACAAGTCTAACTAAAGTTCCACCTATAAATTGAAACTCTGTAATATCTTCACTTGATAAACTAGTTTTAACTTGTTTATATGGTACCCTTTTAGCCTTTAACTGCGCCTGTATTATTCTTCTAGTTCCGTCCCTATCATTAGAACGGAGATAAAATACCGTAGCAGTCTTTGTTGACTTTTTTGGGTTCTCTTCTAGTAGAGCGCTACCACGAGCAGCTAACTCTGTTAGAAATTTTTTCTGTTTTGGATTCATACCACCTCTCTACACTATTTATAGAGGTGTGGCAATCTTATTTTAGATTAATAATTCCATAACATTTTGGGGATACCACCGTTTACTTGCCAGACACGGTGTTTATTTTGAAAATCAACTAATTGTTGAGCGTCTTCTTCAAAGAAATACTTGCCTACTATATTGCCTGTAGGTTCTTCTACCACATTCCAGACAATCTTTTTACCTTGTTTTTCTATTTCAGTTTTATATGACAATTGTTTCCTCATTGTTTTTGCTGGCTTTCTATCGCCTTTATGAAATCTTACCTTTTGTGTTTTCTTTCTTTTTTTCATCTACATTTTAAATTCTGAAAACTTTTCGTAAGCGTCTTCTTTTTCATCTACTTGATTAGCGTCAACTATTTCTTGAGCCTTTTGTTGAACATCATACAATCTCATTTTAGACCTATCAACACCAACAATAAATGCACGATTTATACTAGGGTCATTGTATCTATTTTTTAATTGTTTAACTTTCATTTGACCTAATGCCTCTAACTCTTCGTTTGATATTAAAGCAAACATAAAGTCAGCAGTTGCTGGAAGACCAAAAGATTCGGAAGTATCTTCAAGACCAATATCAGTTGACACGAAACCAGTTCTAGTAGTTTGTGTTGCACTAAAGATTGGTACATTTGATTCTACTGCCAAACCTCTTAGCTCTTCAGCAATTGCTTTAACATAAAAGTATGATGAAATATTGCCACCTTTAAATCTACTTGAAGCACATATATTCAAATAATCTATAAAGATAACATCTGGTCTAAATGATTTTTTCAGAGCCAATTCGTTTATCAACGATTTAAAATGTCCACTATGAGCAGACGCTGTTGGATATTCTTTAATAATAAGTTGACCTTGAGTCTTTTCTCTTAACTTTTTAATCTTGCCATCATATAATTGATGAGGCATATCATGGAGGTCTTCCATAGTTACATCTAATAAGTTTGCGTCTATTCTTTCTGCAATTCTTTCCTCAGCCATCTCTAAAGTTATATACAATACATTTAAACCTTGTAGTAAATAACTTGACGCAACATGACACATAAACAAAGATTTACCAACACCTGTACCTGCAAGTGCTATGTTTAATGTTTTACTAGGAACACCACCTTTGGTAATTCTATTCATGTAATCTAAATCAAATTGATATCTTTTCTCTTTTGTATGATAAAATTTAAATCTATCATCAGCGTCTTCTATATAATCGTGACCTACTGACTTGTCAAATGATACTGCTAATGCGTCTGATAAGATATGTGGTATTGCCTCTGCTGTTTGTTTCTTATCTTTGCCATCTAATATCTTAATACCACTTAATACTGCATTGTGAACGGCACGGTCTTTACAAAACTTTTCAGTTGTTTCTGTTAACCATTGTTCATCTGAATCTATATTTTCTATTTGATTTACATAATCTTTTAGATGATTTAATTCTTCTTCATTAATATCTTTTCTTTGACCAAGTTCAATCAACATGGCGTCTTTTGTAGGTAGATTATTATACTTTTCTACAAACTTAAATATTTCACCAAATAATAATTGTTCTACACGATTACCAAAATATTCCTCTTTGATAAAAGGTAAAACTTTTCTAGTGTAATCTTCATTAAAGAAAAGACTAGATATTATTGTTTGTTCAATCCTGGATTGCTGTGCCATCTTTTAATTTTTCTTCCAATAGTTCTAATAATATATCACCAATATAATCTATAAACTCTTCATTGTCAAGCAGGATTAGATTGTTTGGATTTTTATCTA